ATATATAAAAGAAAACTGCAGCTCTCATACCAGGAGAGCTGTTTTTACATGAGGACAAAACAATATGTTAGGAAAAAAAAAAGATTACAAACCATTTTTTAAACCAAAGAAGAAAAGAAAGAAAAAAAAATAATGGGAAAAAATTATAGATATGCTAAAAAAAGTATATTAACATTAACAAAAGAATATAGAACAGGATTAAAAAGTGGAAAAGGTAAGTCATATACATACAAAAAGCGAAGATATGGTAAATAATCCAAGCCATTATACTGCTGGGAAAGAAGAAGTTATAGATATTATTGATAAATCTTTATCGGATCAGGAATATATAGGATATTTAAAGGGTAATATTTTAAAGTATCTTTTGCGATTTGGCAAGAAAAAAGGAGCTGCTGCTACTGAAGACATAGGAAAAGCATCTTGGTATATAAACAGATTACATAGAAGATTGCTTACAATAGAACATGAAAATAGAAAAAGTAAAGATAGGTAAAGTAAAACCATATAATAATAACCCTAGAGATATATCTAAAGCAGCTATTGAAAAAGTAACATTAAGTATTAAAGAGTTTGGGTTTCAACAACCCATAGTAGTAGACAAAAACAACATTATTATTGCAGGACACACTCGCCTGGAGGCAGCTAAACAATTAAAACTAAAAGAAGTTCCAGTAGTTGTAGCAAAGAATTTAAGTGATAATCAGGCAAAAGCATATCGTTTAATGGACAATAGGTCTGGACAAGAAAGTAATTGGGACAAAAAATTATTAGAATTAGAGTTAAGTTTGTTAAATGATGAAAATATTAATTTAGACTTAACTGGATTTGATGAAGTAGAATTAAGTAAATTAATTGCAGATGAGAAAACAGGACTAACTGAAGATGATGCAATACCAGAACCAAAAGAAGCAATATGTAAATTAGGCGATATATGGCAGTTGGGTAAGCATAGATTGTTATGTGGGGATGCTGTTAATAAAAAAAGTTTAATAAAATTAATTAATAAAAATAAAATACATTTAGCTTTTGTCGATCCACCCTATAATGTTAATTATAATTATAATCAACATTCAGATAATTTAAAGAAAGATGAATATAAGGATTTCTGTAATAATTTTTTAAATTTATTATTAGATATTTGTAATAATGTAGTGGTAACATCTGGTTGGGCTAACACACATATATATCCAAAACCCAAACACACAGGAATATGGATAAAAAGAAACGGAATGACAAACTCATCTATTTCACAGTTTAGTGTTTATGAACCAATTTTATTTTTTGGTGATAAATGGAAGAGGGAGAGAAATATAGATCTTTTTGAACATAACTTAAAAATTACTAAAGAATTAAAGGATTTGGGACACACTTGCCCTAAGCCATTGGATTTGATTTTTGATATAATTAAAAATTATTCTTCGACTAATAATAATGTAATAGATACTTTTTTAGGCTCTGGAACTACACTAATAGCTTGTGAAAAATTAAATAGAATATGTTATGGTATGGAATTAGACCCTACATATTGTGATGTAATTATAGAAAGATGGCAAAATTACACAGGTAAAAAAGCCATTAAAATCAACGATTAATTTCGGTAAAAGTAACTCATACTTTAAGGAGGTAAAATATGAAAGAAAAAGGCAGACCAAAAGCAAAGATAGATACAGAACAATTAGATAAATTAGCAGCAATGCAATGCACATTAGAGGAAATAGCAAATTGGTTTGGTGTAAATAAAAGCACTATATCAAGGAGATTTGCAACAAATATTACAAAAGGTAAAAGTAAAGGCAAAATTAGTTTAAGAAGAGCCATGTATACTAAAGCATTAGAGGGAAATGCTGTTATGCAGATATGGCTTTCAAAACAATATTTAGGTATGAAAGAAAGGGTAGAAACTAGCGAAGAAGCTAAACCATTGCCTTGGATTGATTAATTATGAACAAATTTTACCATAATTGGTTCTGGAATTGGGTATCAAAGATACATAATAAGTTTGGTAACTGGTTATGGGCAAAAAGATGGAGAAATTTTAATAGGGATAAAAATGCCAGAAAATAAATTTAAGGAATATATTGCAATAACAGTATTAACAATATGCTTATTGTATTTAATGTTAAATGTGTAAATGATACCATTTCCAAATAAGAAATATAATATTATTTATGCTGATCCAGCTTGGCACTTTTCTAATTGGAGTGGTAAAGGAACAGTAAAAGCACCTATAAATCATTATAATACAATAAAATTAAAAGATATTTGTGCTTTACCAGTTAATGAAATATCAGCAAATAATTGTATTTTATTTATTTGGTGTGTAGATCCATTATTAGATAAAGCATTTGATGTAATTAAAAGTTGGAATTTTACTTTTAAAACTATGGGTTTTGTTTGGGTAAAAATAACAAAACAAAACAAACCTAAAATGGGATTGGGTTATTGGACAAGAGGTTCAACAGAATATTGTTTATTAGCAACAAAAGGAAAACCAAAAAGAATTAATAAAAGTATTAGTAAAACTATTATTGAACGACCAAGAGAACATTCAAGAAAACCTGATTGTGTAAGAGATAGAATTGTAGAACTATGTGGAGATTTACCACGAATAGAATTATTTGCTAGAGAAAAAGTAGATGGTTGGGATTGTTGGGGTAATGAAGTAAATGCCACTCACTAAACACCAAAAAGAAGTAGCAGAATGTAATAGCAGATTTAGAGTGCTAGTTACTGGTAGGCGATTTGGTAAGACTTTCCTAGCAATAAGAGAGTTAGCTAGATTTGCTATAAAACCAAAACAAAATGTATGGTATGTTGCACCAACTTATAGAATGTGCAAACAGATAGTATGGAATGAATTAAAAGATAAACTAATAAAAGTAAACTGGATAGAGGAAACAAACGAACAAGAACTATGTGTAACACTTCGTAACAAAAGTAAAATAATATTAAAAGGTGCTGATAACTACGATAGTTTAAGAGGAGTAGGATTAAACTTTGTTGTATTAGACGAGTTTGCAGATATTAAAGAAGCTGCTTGGTTTGAAGTGCTGCGACCAACATTGGCAGACACAAAAGGACATGCTTTGTTCGTAGGCACACCAAGAGGACAATCTAGCTGGAGTTATGAGTTATTTAACAGAGGCAAAGACACAACACAAAAAGAATGGAAGAGTTGGAGATTTAAAACAGTTGATGGTGGGCAAGTTACTAAAGAAGAAGTAGAACAGGCAAAACAAGATTTAGATGATAGAACATTTAAACAAGAATTTTTAGGCAGCTTTGTTACCTACTCTGGACAAGTGTATTACAACTTTGATAGAGAGAAACATGTTGTTAGATGTAATATTACAGAGGGAACATTACATATTGGAATGGATTTTAATATTTCGCCTCTATGTGCTGTTATATTCCAGACTGATGGATCAACAGTTAAAGTAGTAAATGAAATAGTATTACACACTTCCAATACTGATGAAATAGCAGAGGAAATTAAGAATAGATACGAGAACAAAAGAATTATTATCTATCCTGATCCTGCTTGTAGGCAAAGAAGAACAAGTGCAGGAGGGAGGACAGATTTAAGTATATTACAAAATGCTGGATTTTCAGTAAAATGTAAGTATAGACACCCTGAAATAAGGGATAGAATAAATGCAGTTAATTCAAGGCTGCAAAATAGTGATGGAGAAGTATTATTGTATATTGATCCAAGATGTAAGAGAACTATTCATTCATTAGAAAGACAATTATACAAACAAGAATCAAGTGTTCCAGATAAAGATAGTGGTTATGACCACATGAATGATGCTTTAGGATATGCAGTAGAATACTTATTCCCAGTAAAAAATATAGTAAATTTTGAACAACCAAGGAGATGGAGTTAAACAATGGCTTATGACAGAGAATATTTAGAAACAGTCCATGATAATTATAAGAAGCTAACCCAACAATGGGAGTTTCTAGTAAGAAGTTATTATGGAGGAAAAGAATACAAACTAGGAAATTATTTACACCAATATAACCTGGAATTAGATAACGAATATGATTTAAGATTAGATTCAACACCTTTAGACAATCATTGTAGAAATGTAGTTCAGGTGTATAGCAGCTTTTTATTTAGGCAACCACCGAAAAGAGATTTAGGTAATTTTGCCCAAGATGAAGCAGTCCAAGCATTTATGAGAGATGCAGATTTAGATGGTAGAGGATTAGACACACTTATGAAAGATGCTTCTACCTATTCAATGATTTATGGTAATTGCTGGTTATTTGTAGATAAACCAACCACAAATGTTGGAACAAGAGCAGAAGAATTAAAAGAGGATATAAGACCTTATGTAAGTATAGTTACACCTGAAAATGTAACTAACTGGGATTATGAAAGATTGCCTAATGGAAAATATGATTTAACAGAAGTTGTTGTTAGAGAAGATATAAATAAAGAGGGAACTATATATCGTGTATGGAAAAAAGACCTTATTAGTTTATGTTTGTTACCAGATAAAGGAGAATCTGTTACTTTGGAAGAATTGCCTAACAAATTGGGTAAGATTCCTGCTGTAATTCTTTACAATCAAAGATCACCATCTAGGTATATAGGACTTTCGTCATTAGTTGATGTCGCAGAGTTACAGCAGTCAATCTATAATGAATTAAGTGAAATTGAACAATTAATACGATTAACAAACCACCCATCATTAGTTAAGACAGATAGTGTAGAAGCTAGTGCTGGAGCAGGTAGTGTTGTGTTGTTGCCTGATGATTTAGACCCTAATTTAAAACCTTATCAATTACAACCAAGTGGAGCAAGTTTGGATAGTGTAATGAATAGTATTAAAGAAAAAGTTAGTGCTATTGATAGGATTTCACATTTAGGAGCTGTTAGAACAATAAGAGAAACACCTACATCTGGAATTGCACTTCGCACAGAATTCAACATGTTGAACAGCAAACTGTCAGAACAGGCAGATTTACTACAATTAGCTGAAGAACAAGTTTGGGATTTATATGCTGATTGGCAGGACATAGTTTTTGATGGGGATATAGAATATCCAAATAATTTTGACATAAGAGATTATGCTGGAGATTTAGATTTCTTCCAAAAAGCTAAATTAGCAAGTGTTAAATCAGAAACATTTAACAAAGAAGTAGATAAGTTAATTGCTGGTGCTGTTGTTCAAGATGAAGAAGTATTACATGAAATTAATACACAAATAGATGAACAAGCTGTATCAATAGGGGAGTTTGAAGCAGAGAAAGTAGAAACTCCAGCAGAAGAAGTAGTAGAAGAAGAGGAATAATAAATGGCAGCAAAGTGGTTAGACAAACAAGGTGCAAGAACTCAAAACTTCCTTGATAAAAAAATAGATAGCCATAGAGCAAAAATGATTAAGTCTTTAGAGGATTTAGAAGATGAGATTATTGCATCTATAAGCACTCTACCCCAAAAAGATGGTAATTTGTTTAATACAAAAGTTGCCATTGGATTAAGAGCTAATGTTAAACAACTTATAGAGAAAACTTATTTAGTAGCATCTGATAGAAACATTAGAGATTACAAAACAATAGTAGATAGAATAGTAAAAGATTTAGATAAATACCCTATTGCTAGAAAGTTTAAATCATTAACACAAGCAGATGCAGATACTGCTGCTAGATTACAGAAGTTATATTTTAACCAGTTTAAAGAAGCAGGGAATACAATACAAGAAGCTATATCACAAGAAATTTATAATGCTTCATTAATTAATAGACCATTTAAAGAAGTTGTTAAAAATATTAGACAACAGATAAATGGTGTGTATATGAAGAGTGATGATGCAGCAATAAATAAATTAGTAAGTATTGCTAATGCTGATCCAGGTTCAAGAGCTGGTAAGAAAGCAATAGAAAAATTACATGCTATATATGGGAGTGATAGAACAGGACAAAGTTTACAAAGATATGCAAAACAAATAGCACATGATTCTGTAATGCAGTTTCATGCCCAAGTTAATATTGCTAAATCAAAAGAGTATGGTTTTGACAAATGGAGATATACAGGTAATATAATAACTACAAGCAGAGAGTTCTGTAAAAGAAGAATAGGAAAGACATATACAGAAACAGAGATTAGAAAGATTTGGAGTGCTGCCAGTTGGTCTGGTAAATCTTCAGGTGATCCTTTTATTGTTAGAGGTGGCTATAATTGCCGACATCATTGGCAACCAATAGCAGAGAGTTTCCTTGATAATAAAGGGGAATTAATTATATAACATATTTACTCATAGGAGGTAATCATGGTTGAAGAACCTAAAACTGTAAAAAAAACGACTGAAACAAAAGAAACCAAAGCTGAAGTAGAGCAAGAGAAGTCAGCACTTAAATTTTCTCAAAAAGATGTGGAGGGTGTAGTTCATAAAAGAGTACATCAAGAAAGAAACAAATGGGAAGATAAATTAGCTGGTCATGACATTGACGACCTTATAAAAGCAAAGGAATCTCAAGATGAAGCTGAAAAAAAAAGGGAAATAGAAAAAGGCAATTTTGAGAAAGTTCTTAATGAAACAGTAGAAAAAAAAGATGAAATAATTTCTTCTTTAGAATCACAACTGCATAATACGAAAGTTGATGAGGCAATAGTAAATGCTGCTTCAAAGCATAATGCTATCAATCCAGAACAGGTTAAGACATTAGTTAAACCATCTGTGAAATTAACAAAAGATAGCGATATAGAAATAATAGATGCCAACAATCAAAAACGATATAATGCAGATGGTAAACCTTTATCAGTAGATTATGCTGTTAAAGAGTTCCTTACAAATAATCCACATTTCCAAAAGGCAGGTCAATCTGGTTCTGGAAGTGAGGGAAAAATTGGTGGAGGTAAAACCAGTCCTTTCGACATCTTAAATATGAGTAGTGATGAACTCGCTGATAAAATGAGAGACCCAGACTTTAGAGATAAATATAATAAAGAACATAGGTCTAAAAGAAGTTCACGAATAGATGTCAAAACAGGGTAATCATTAAAATTAATTATAAATAAATAAACTTAGGAGGTTTATATGGCTGACGAAACGACAAGCTCAACATTGGGTGAGCTATACACAGAAATCGTTGCTGAAGCCCTTTTTGTTGCACAAGAAGCTAGTGTTTTAAGAAACCTAGTAACTAATTACAACATCACAGGTCAAGGTAAAGAAATCTCTGTGCCTATTTATGCTGCAGTAAGTGCTGCTGCTGTTGCAGAAGCAACTGACTTATCTAACACAGCAGTCAATCCAACAGAAGCAACTTTTACAGCATCTGAACATGGAGTAATGACAACATTAACAGACCTTGGTGCATCAACAGCATCTAGGAATGTTGCAGCTGACATTGGTAAATTATTTGGTAATGCGATTGCCAAAAGATTAGACCAAGATCTTATCGCTTTATTTGATGGATTCAGCACAGGCAAAGGAGCAGATAATACTGCTTTAACTGCGGCAACAGTATTTGAAGTTGCTGCTACATTAAGAAATCAAAATCTACCAATTAACGAGTGTGCTTTAGTATTGCCGCCAACAGTAGCTTATGATTTAAAAGCGAATGCGACTAACTCTTTTGTAAATCCTGCAGATGCAAGATTACAAAATAGTATAATGGGAACTGGCTTTATTGGTTCAGTAGGAGGATTGAATGTTTATGAATCATCTAATGTTTCTAATTCAGGAACAACTGGAGATTATAAATGTGGAGCTTTCCATCCTAGTGCAATAGGTCTAGCAATGAAGCAAGACATTAAAATCGAAACCCAAAGAGATGCAAGTTTACGAGGAACAGAAATCGTAGCTACTGCAGTTTGGGGTGAAGGCGAAATTTACGATTCCTATGGAGTTGAAGTTGAAGCCGATTCATCTATTGAGTAATAGATAACTATTAAAGTGGGTGGAATATCTGCCCACTTTTTTTTTTAACAAAGGAGGTTAATATGACTGTTAAAGAAATTTATGATCCGACTAAATTTGTAAATATAAAGAAAAAAAATGGTAAGATTATTAAAAGAGCTGCTGCTTGGGCAGAAAATAATCCATCATTATTAAAACATTTTGGTTGGACTGTTGTTGATGGTAGTGTTAAAAACAAACCAAAACCAAAAACAGAAGTAAAACCAAAAAGAAGAAAAAAAAAAGTAAGTAAAAAATAACATTATTATATAGGAGAATAAAATGGCTTTTTGCACAGTAGCAAACATATCAGAAATTCTGCCTGAAATATATAACTATGGGATTAGTTCAGCAAATGTAACAACCTATGGTTGGATAACTAAAGCAGAAAATGATATTAAACGACAATTAAGAAATGAGTGGTGGGCTAAATACCAGTCAGATAGAGTAAAAGATATTTCCTATCTAGGAACACAAGAGATGGATTCGGATAAATTAACTGAAAGCCAATTTAATAAACTTTGTATTTATAGAGTATTAGGTTGGTATCTATTTCCATCATTATCTAAATGGAATCCAGATGGACAAGAAGATAAGTTTCAAATGAAAATGAAATATTATAGAAATGAATATGATGCAGAATGGACTGCAATATTAAGAGATGGAGTAGAATATGATGCAGATGATGACAGCTCTATAACTAATGTTGAAAAAGAACCACTACATACATTGAGGTTAGTAAGATAATGGATTGGGGAGCATATATATTTTTAGCAGTATTAATTGTTGTATTCTTTTGGATAGTTACCTTAACATGGAAATAACAATTAGAACTAATGCAAAGTTAATATCAAAGAAGATTAAAAATCTAATGCGAAAAAGACCAAGAGCAACTAGGGCAGCATTAGGTAAAGCAGCAGAGTTTGCTAAAGCAGGTATTAAACAAAGAACACAAGAGAAATCTTTAGATGCTTTTATGAAACCACTAGCACCATATTCTGAAGCATATATAAAGTTTAAAGGTGGTAAATATACAGGTAAAGTGGATTTAACATTAACCAGTAAGATGTGGTCAAGTTTAACAACAAAAGCAGATGCAAGAACAGCAAAATTATTTTTTCTTGGAGAACCACAAAGATATGCAGCATATCAACATTTTGGAATGAGGAGAGGTGGTAAGATTTCTAAACCAAGACCTTTTTTTGCATTATCCGATAAACAACAAAAAGCAATAACAAATATATTTAGTAACGAATTTAGAAAGAGATTTCATTTATGAGTGAACGAGAAGATATAGCAGGAAATATAATAACAGTTTTAGATGCAATGAGTTCTCCTGAATTAAAAAAAATAACAAGAGAACCATTTAGCGAAGATGAATTGTCTAACTCTCAATTCCCTTGTGCATTTATACAAAGTGGAACAGAGATTAGAGAAGATAGATCACTCTCGGCAGATAGAGAGGGAACTATTGATTATGTCATAGTTGGGTTTGTTAAAGGAACAACATCTAACATTGACACTTTAAGAAATGAACTAATAGCTGGGATAGAAACAGCTTTAGAATCTGACAGAACTAGAGCAGGTAATGCTTTAGATACCCAAGTTGTAGAAGTATCTACTGACGAGGGTGCGATTTACCCCTATGGGGGTATTCGAATGACCATAAGAATCCTTTATCATTATGATAAAGGCACACCATAATAGGAGGTAAATATGGCAGAACGAGTGAAACTAATTATGCCAAATGGAAAAGATGAAATTGAAGTTTGGGATAGTGATGTTGAATATTTTGAAACATTAGGTTACACAGCAAATGCTGAAAAACCTAAAAAATCTAAAAAGGAGGATAAATAGATGGCGACACATACAGGAAGTGCAGGACTAGTTAAAGTAGGTTCTAATACTTGTGCAGAAGTAAGAAGTTTTACACTAGATACATCTGCTGAAATTTTAGAAGATACAGCTCTTACAGACACTTCAAGAACCTATGCAGTAGGTAAAAAAGGAGCAACAGTTTCTGTGGAATGTTGGTGGGACGAAACTGACACTAATGGACAAATTGCAATAGCAGAGGGAAATCAAGTTACCCTTAATTTATATCCAGAGGGTGCAGATAGTGCCGACTACTATTTTAGTGGAACTTATATTATTACTGGGCAATCAGTATCTGTTCCAACAGATGGTATTATTGAAGCAACTTTTAGTGCAACAATGACTGGTGCACTGACAAGAGGAACTGTTTAATTGACACGATTCAATTCATAACATATATTATTATTCATGAATAATAAAAAAGACTGGAAAGCGATTGATAGTGTCGTTAATCAATTTAACGAACATACAATAAGAAAAATAGAAGTGCCAGAATGGAAAGGTAAAGATGGAGGAGCATTAACTATATATGTAACTCCCTTTACCCTTACAGAAAAACAAAGAGTGTTTAATAGGGCTAATGTTTCTGATGTAGGAGCATTAGCAGATATTGTTATTATGAAAGCACAAGATGAAAAGGGTAATCAACTATTCACAATGGACGATAAACCTGTCTTGATGCAAAAGGCAGATGCCGACATAGTGGCACGAATAGCAAATGAGATAACTACACCGAAGACTGATTTACAGTCAGAAAAAAAAAATTAAAAAAAGACCATGAGCAATTTGCTGTGATGTTTGTAGCAGAACAGCTAGGTATGTCTTTAACAGAAGTTGGGAAGATGTCTGTTGAGGAATTAATACAATGGATTGCTTATTTTGAAGTTAAAACAGAAAAAGGAAATAAAAAATAATGGCAGCTACACAAAGAATGAACATTGACATTTTAGCACGAGATAAAACAGCTAAAGCAGTTAATAGTTCAAGAAAAAGATTTGATGGATTAAAGAGAAGTTTATTTAATGTAAAAACTGCAATGGCAGGTATTGGGTTTGGTTTACTTGCAAGAAACCTTATTAATACTGGTAAATCCATTGAAAGTTTACAAGTAAGATTAAAGTTCTTATTTGGTTCTGCTGAAGAGGGAGCAAGAGCATTTGATAAGATGGCAGAATTTGCTAGTAAAGTTCCTTTTTCATTAGAACAAATACAACAAGGTGCTGGAAATCTTGCAGTAGTTACTAATAATGCAGATGAATTAGCACATATAATGGAAATTACTGGTAATGTTGCTGCTGCAACAGGACTAGATTTTAGAACAACTGCCGAACAAGTCCAAAGATCATTGTCTGCTGGTATATCTGCTGCTGATCTTTTTAGAGATAGAGGTGTAAAAGCAATGCTTGGGTTTAAAGCAGGTGCAACAGTTTCTATTGAAGAAACAAGAAAAGCATTTGACCGAGTATTTGGGGAGGGTGGACAATATGGAAAAACAACTGAAGAATTAGCTAAAACATTTGAGGGAACACTCTCAATGATTGGAGATAAAGTATTTAATTTTAAAAGAGTATTATTAGATGCAGGTTTATTCCCAGAGTTGAAAAGACAATTTGGCGATTTGAATAATTTTCTTGCTGACAATGGAGAACAGGTAGATGAAATAGCAAGAAAAATAGGAGAAACATTAGGAAAAGCAGTTGCTGGAACTGGAGATGCTGTAAAATTTTTACATCAACATAGTGATGCACTCTTACTTACTTTAAAAGCATTGGTTGTATTAAAAATTAGTTCTATGTTTTATAATATGGCAACAGCGATTGGTGCAGCAAGTCTTGCTATGGGTAAGCTAAATGCTTTAACAAAAAAGAATATTATTTTATTAACTGCAACTGGTGTAATAGTGTTTTGGGATAAACTTAAAGGCAAAATACAAGAAACATTTGGTGTATTTAAAGATGAGATAGAAGAATTAGAAGAAATTGCACCTAAAGCAGAAACTGTGTTACCACCTTTAACTGGAGAAAAGGAAGTAAAAAAAGTTAAAGATATTACAGAAGCAACAACAGACTTAAAAAAAATAACAGATAAATTATTAACTACTGAAGAAAAAGCTCTCCAAGTAAGAGATGAATCATTAAAACTTTTAACAGAAAATGCAGCATTTCAATCATTAAGTTTTGCAGAACAAGTTAAATGGATTGGTAGAGTAACAGATGAATATGAAGAAGCAATTAAAGCAACAGATGAATTAACAGAAGCAGAAGAAAGAGCCAGAGATATTGGTAAAGAATTAGGTTTAACATTTACATCTGCTTTTGAAGATGCAGTAGTAGAGGGTAAGAAATTTAGAGATATTCTACAAGGTATATACAAAGATTTATTGAGAATAATGTTAAGAAAAACTATTACTGAACCAGTCGGAACATTTTTATCAGACACACTTTCTGCTGGAGTAGGAGCTTTATTTCCAGGCAAACAATTTGGTGGTTCAGTTGCAGGAGGAAAACCACATATAGTAGGAGAAGCTGGACCAGAGTTATTTGTTCCAGGTTCATCTGGTAGTGTAGTTCCTAATCATCAACTAGGTGGAGGAACAAATGTAGTTCAAAATATTAATGTATCTACTGGTGTTCAACAAACAGTAAGAGCAGAAATTATACAATTAATGCCAATGATTAAAAAAGCAAGTGTAGAAGCTGTGCTTGAAGAACGATCAAGAGGTGGTCAAATGGCACAAGCAATGGGAGCAGTTTCACAAAACTCATAAAGGAAAAATAAATGACAACTTATGCAATGCCAACAACAATAAGTCCAAAATCAGCAAGATTTGGATTAGTAACAAACACAAGAAGTTTTGTAAGTCCATTAAGTGGAGCAGTTCAAACAACAGCTATGAGTGGAGCAAGATGGACAGCTACATATACTTATCCACCAATGACACATGCAGAAGCAGGAGAATTTCTGGCATTTCTTATTTCATTACAAGGAAGTGAGAATAGATTTAATGCTTGGGACCCATTACATAAATTAAAAGGTAATAGAGGAACACCTACTGGCACACCATTAGTTAATGGTGGCAGTCAAACTGGAACTGCTCTTGTGACAGACGGTTGGAGTGCAAGTACTTTAGTTTTAAAAAAGGGAGACTATTTTGTGGTCAACAACGAACTCAAAATGGTCACAGCAGATGAAACATCTGATGGTAGTGGAGATTTAACAATTAATTTTGAACCTGCTTTAAGAGCAAGTCCATCTAACAATGCAGCATTAACAATATCGTCTTGCACAGCAGTTATGATGTTAGTTGATGATAACCAGACAATGTGGGATCAAACGAGTATAGAAAACTATGGTTTAACATTCTCAGGAATAGAAGCTTTTACTTCATAATGAAATGGCAAAATAAAGGTAAAGGTAGAAGAAAACGAGGTTCTAAACAAAGAAAAGCAAGACGAAGAAGAAACAGAAAAAGGAGGTAGCATGAAGTGGTTTATGCTAATAATGTTTGTTCATATTTCACAATATGGACTTGAACAACCAAGTAATGTAAAATTTATTAAGATTGAAAAGGAATACAACTCTATGAAAGAATGTATTGATGATCAACCAAAACAAACGATAGAACAGATAAAGAAATTTGATTTTGATTATGATTGGAAAGTAGCATCATGCACAAATAGTAGATTTCACATGTATTTATATCCTAATTATCCTAATAAAACGAAAGAAATATTAAAAGGAGTTCCGATAAAATATGGATATGATAAGATTAAAAAAAATAAAAAGACTAATTAAAGATATTATGACTATTAAAAAAAGTGGTAAGTTACCTGGTCATACAGGACCACATGGAGCAAATCCAGATAAAAGATAAATTAAAAAAGAGAGAGTAGTGCCGAGTATATTCAAAACTACTCTCTCAGTATTTGAATAAATTAATAAAACATATAAATAACATAATGTTACCTATGGGAGAATTATAAACTATGACACGAACAATAGCAACAGCAAATAAAAATGAAACAACAGCAGAAGTCTTTAGACCTGTTTTGTTCTTATTCCTAGACCTTGATGGTGGAGATGTAACAGTTAATTCTTCAGACCAAGATATAGCATGGGATTTTGATGGGGATAGTAGTGATGAAACATTTACTGGTGTTGGACAATTTGGAAGTGTATCAGTAATAAATGAAAGTGCTGATTTAAAAGCATCAGGAATACAATGTATGCTTACTGGAGTTCCAACTACTCATATTAGTAATGCTTTATCAGAAGATTATTCTGGCAGAACAGCAAAACTATATATAGGATTTTTAAATGCTAGTAGAGTATTAGTAGCTGATCCAATGGTTATATTTGCAGGAAGAATAGATGCTATGGATATTCAAATAGGAAAAACTGCAAGTGTATCTGTTTCAATAGAATCAAAATTAGTAGATTGGGAAAGAGCAAGAATTAGACGATATACCAACGAGGATCAAAGAAACTTATATTCTACTGATGAATTTTGTGAATTTGTTGTGCAAACAGTAGAAAAGGAGTTGGTATGGGGACAAAAGACATAACTAAATTAGCAGCATATTTAAGTAAAGTTCAAAATAAACCTTTTAAATATGGAACTTTAGATTGTGCCATCTTTACTGTAAGTGCTGTTGATAGCCAAATTGGAACTAAATTAAAAAGTAAATTGTTTGGTAAATACAAAGACTTAAAAGGTGTGGCTAAACGAATAAAAGAATTAGGCAAAGGCAAGTATATTAATGCCATAGAAAAGATTTGCAAAGATAATAAATTTAAAGAAATAAGTCCAGATTATGCCCAAAGAGGAGATGTTTGTATTATGAAAGATAAAAACAAAACAGTAATGGGTATTATTGGATTAAATAACAAACCTGTGTTTGTAGGTAAAGAGGGTGGTTTAGTAGAATTTGATAAAGATATAATTGAAAGAGTTTGGAGGATTGAATAATGGGTGGAGTAGTAAAATCAGTTGCTATGTTTGGGCTAAAAAATGTTATAGCCGATCCATCATTAGCTGGTATAGGATTTAGTTTTAACCCCTGGACTTTTGTTGCAAAATTAGCTGTTACTCTTGCTGTTCAATCAGCATTTAATGCAGTTGCTGGAAAAAGAAAACCAACATTACCAAGCCCTGCATTTGAAGAAGAAAACGAAACAAGAAAAACAATGGTTCGTTCTACTGTTGCTCATAGGTCAGTAATGTATGGAGAAACACTTACATCAGGACCAATAATTTTTGCAGATACAAGTGGAACAGATAATAAGTATTTACATTTAGTAATTCCAATATCTCATACTGATTATGGATATGGAATAAATAGTATAGATAAAGTTTATTTAAACGATACAGCAATTACTTTATCAACTGATTTAGATGGAAGTAATGTAGTTAATACTGGCAATTACAATGGCAAGGTTAGAATAAAAACAGCATTAGGTAAATCAACTCAAACAGCAGATTCAGATGCTGTAAGTGAAATTACTAATTGGGGTTCAAATCATATTGGGAAAGGTGTCAGTTATTGTTATCTTCGCCTAGAATACAATCAAGATACATTTCCAACAGGAATACCAAATGTAAGAGTTCAAGCACAGGGAATGAGATGTTTGGACACTAGATACACTACCTTTGCAGCAAACACAGTTATAAATACTTCAACAGAAATTTTTACTATCTCTAGCCATTCGTTTTCAACCGGTGATGGTTGGATTTATAATAATGCAGGAAATAGTAATATCGGTGGGCTTACATCAGGAACAACTTATTATGTTATAAAAGTAGATGCTAATACTTTTAAATTAGCAACTTCATTAGCAAATGCAGAAGCAGGAACAGCAGTTAATATAACCTCTTCGCCTTCAGAAACTCACAAATTTCAAAAGATAACTTTTAGTAAAAACCCTGCTGTAATTATTAGACATTATTTGACTTCAGATTATGGATTAAATTTATCTGATGACGAAGTAGATACAACAAGTTTTGATGCAGCAGCAAATGTTTGTGATGAAACAATCACTAATAAAGATACTACTACATCTAGTAGATATGAATGTGGTGGTATGGTTGACCTTGGAAAAACTCCAATGGATATTATTGCACAGCTTTTAACATCTTGTGTCGGACTGCTTGTCTATGAGCAAGGAAAGTATAAATTATTTACAGGTGCAGCAACTTCTTCTGTTAAAACATTTACAGAAGATAATCTACGAGGAGAAGTTCAAGTAAGAACAAAACCAAGTAAAAAAGAACTCTACAATGCAATCAAGGGGACATTCCAAGATTCAAATAATCAATATCATAGTTCAGAATTTGAGTTGCAAACAAACTCTACCTACGAAACAGCAGATGGTAGTGAAAGAATTATAAGAGATATAGAGTTACCTTTTACCAGTTCTCGAGTAGCTGCCCAAAGGATTGCAAGATTACATTTAAACAAATCAAGACAAGCAATAAGTGTGGATTTACCCTGCAATATGAGTGCTATGGAGGTATCGGTGGGAGACACCATATCTTTGACACTATCAGATTTAGGGTGGACAGCAAAAGAATTTAAAGTATTAGAATGGAATTTATCTAATGATGGAGGTATTGATTTAAGATTACAGGAAGAAGCAAGTTCAGTTTATTCTTGGACTTCTGCAGATGATGAAACGACAACAGATGCAGCACCAAATACTACATTACCAAGTAGCTTTAGTGTTACAGCACCAGACACAATAGCTGTATCTGACACATTAGCAAGTTTCTATGATGGACAAGTTGTTCCAGCTACAACAATCACTATTGCTTCAACTGATCCTTATTCGCAATTCTTTGAAGTAACTTATAAATTGTCTAGTGATAGCACATATATATTATTAGGAGAGGGCAGACAAACAACCTTTACAACACATCAATTAAAAGAGGGCAGCACTTACGACATAAGGGCGAGAGCTAGAAATTATGTTGGTGTTTATAGTGGTTTTACTACAACATCATATACAGTTGTAGGAGAATTAGATCCACCATCAACAGTAACAAATTTTGCATGTAATATTATTGGGGAAAAAGCATATTTATCATGGGACCCTGTAACTGATTTGGATTTGGCATTTTATGAAATTAGATATTCTACCGCGACAAGTGGAGCAGATTGGTTTAATAGTGTTGTCTTAATAGAAAAAGTTTCAAGACCTGGAACTTCTACTACTGTCCCAGCAAGAGTGGGTTCGTATTTAATTAAGGCAGTTGATAAAATGGGTAATTATAGTATTGCAGAAACTATTGCAATATCTACGATTGCTTCTCTAACAGGTTTAAATTTAGTAACAACAACCACTCAACATAGTGGTTTTACAGGAACAAAGACAAATTGTGTAATTGATACAGCTACAACACCAGATGAATTAATTTTAAGTTCAACTACAAATTTTGATGATTTATTAGTAACAACTTTAGATGGTGCAATTAATAATAGTGTAACTTCTGTAACCTTAACTGATGCTGGTAATTTTCCAGATGGAGCAGGAACAATATTAATTGGATCAGAACAAATAACTTATACAGGAAAATCTACTAACACTTTAACAGGTTGCACAAGAGGTGCAAATAGCACAAGTGCAGCTTCGCATGTTGATGATGTTGCTGTTAAAGGATTCATAGATGATGCAGAAATATTCTTTGATTCAGGTGGAGCAAGTGGAACAGTTGAAACAGAGGGAACTTATTTATTTGATAGTGTAGTTGATTTAGGAGCAGTAGTAACAAGCAGATTGTTTCCTACTATTTCACAAACAGTTACAGACAGAACAAATCTATTTGATAATGTAGCAGATTCTTTTTTCGATAGTAGGTCAGGTTCATTTGATGGAGATGCAGTTAGTAGTTGCACAAGTATTTTATATTTTGCTTATTCAGATGATAATTCAAGTTATTCAGATTTTCAAAAAGCATTGGCTTCTTCAGATGTTACAGCGAGGTATTTAAAGTTTAAATTAGTAATGACATCTAATGGAGATGCAAGTCCAGAGGTTTCTGCATTATCAGTTGAAATAGATATGGTAGATAAAATAGTATCTGAAAAAGATAAAAGTATTGGTTCTAGTGGAACTGCAATAACATTTCCTAATAGTGGTTTTAAAGTTACACCAATGGTAGCAATAACTATTCAAAGTAGTGCTACTGGAGATTATTTTACATTAAGTAGTATATCAGCGACAGGGTTTACTTGTAATATTTATAATTCATCTGCTGCAGGTAAAACTGGAACAATTAATTATTTAGCAAGAGGTTATTAATGACAAAAATTAGATATTTAGTTAAATTAACTGCACCTTGTGAGTGCTGTAATAATCTATCCTATGGATTTAGGGGAAACTTTGAAACTGAAGAACAAGCTCGTCAATGGATTGTTCATGCAAAAATTTCCAAAGATTATAAACCAGAAATATTACCAATAACTATTGACAAAAATTATAACGATAAGATATTATTTAAGTGTGAAAAACAACAGAATTTTAGCATTAACTAAATGACTTGTCAAGATTGTTATAAAGTTATAAAATTAAAAAAGGACAATAAAAAAATGAAGAAAAAAATTAAAGAAATTGAAAAATTATTATTAACAAACAAATATACTTTAGGAGGTAAAAAATGAGCCAAGTATCAGATTATTCTTTGGCGAACCAATCATTTCCAGATTTTAGAACAGAACTTAATAATATATTAGGTGCTGTAAATACATTAAATTCTGGAAGTTCAGCACCAGGCAATTTAGTTGCAGGTTCGTTATGGTTAGATACATCATCAGCAGGAACACCCACTCTGAAATATTATGATGGATCTGACAGCATTTCATTATGCACAATAGACCATAGTGCAAATACAGTTAATTGGTTAGATTCAACTGTATCAATGAGTGGAGCTTATGATTTAGATGGTGGAAAATTAACTTTAGATGCTAATGCTAATACTTCTCTACATGCTTCAACAGATGACCAAATAGATGTTGAAATAAGTGGAGCAGATGATTTTACATTTACTGCAAATTCATTTAATGTATTATCAGGTTCGGCATTAACAATAAATGCAGGAGGTTCATTAGCTAATGCAGGAACTTGGGGAGATAGTATATCTTCAACAGGTAAAGCATTAGTAATGGGATTTTAAATTATGGAGGAAATAAACAATGGCGAGTGAAGTTTTAAAAGTAAAACTAAATGCAGCTATGTCAAATAGTGAAGTAGATTTACTTACAGTAGCTAGTGGTCATACTTACACAATATTAAGTATCACGATTACAGAAACAGCAGGAGCAGCAGAAACTTTTGATTTATACATCAGAGATGATGCTGGAGTTAATGATTATGAAATTTATTCAGATCAAGCACTTGCTGCAAATGCAACATTTGAACATACATCTAAACTTGTTTTAGAAGCAGCAGATGTTCTTTCAGGTCAAACTGCAAGTTCAGCAAATGTTGATGTTGTTATAAG